ATAAACAACAGCAACCAGTTTGGTTCCATCGCTAGAACTGGCTACTCCAATCCAAGAGCGATTACTTTCTCTGGCTGTCCATGTAATTCCACCATCAGAGCTTGTGTAGATTTGTCCATCGAGACGAACAACGGCAACTAGTTTGGTTCCATCGCTAGAACTGGCTATGCTTCGCCAATCACGATTGCTTTCTCTTGCTGTCCATGTAACTCCACCATCAGAGCTTGTATAGATTTGTCCGTTTTCAACACAAGCAGCCAGTTTAGTTCCGTCATTAGAACTAGTCACACTACCCCAAAGGCGATTGCTTTCTCTTGCTGTCCATGTAACTCCACTATCAGTGCTTGTGTAGATTTGTCCTTCATAAACAACAGCAACTAGTTTGGTTCCATCGCTAGAGCTTGTTATATCGACCCAGTTGCGGTTGTTTTCTCTTCCTGTCCACGCAACACCACTATTATTGCTTGTATAGATTCTACCACCGCCTTCGACAGCAACTAGTTTGGTACCATCACCAGAACTGGCTGCGCTAATCCAAGAACGATCACTTTCTCTTTCTGTCCAAATATAGTTCGTTGGTCCGCTGGTTGTAGTTGGACCACCGGTTGTTGTGGGACATTCACAAATTTCATGTTGAGTTGGATCAAAATCGCAAAGACTAATTGGTAGACAGGCTGATTCAGAACTAAGAGTGTTAACAGATTCTGAAACTATAGATAAGTTATTCTCTGTTAAGATAGAAATTATGTCTCTAACACAAACTATTTGTCCTTCGCATGGAGAAGGAGTCGTGGTCAGACTTACACAGCCTACTTGTTCACAGGTCTCGCCTGGAGTGAATTGTGTAATTATTGAGGATGGTCTTGGAACCAACATGCAGTTTTCGTGTGTGGTTATGTTGCATCCTAAAAATGTTCCGTCTGATAGGCGGAAACAACAAGCTCCGGTTTGCGGTTGTTGTGTAGTAGTGGCACTACCACACGGAGAGCCGTCTAGATTTAAACATACTAATTCTGGACAACCATTTTCCCCTATAGTTGTTGTACGATAGCATGGAGATTCGCAATCCCCTGTTACAAATAGGTCTGCACATTTTGGAATAATTAAAACAGTACCACTAGTTGTGATAGAATTATTTGTTGTAATAGTAAAAGTAGAAGAATTTGATATTGTTGATACGTTATAAGTTCCGGATATTGATAATCCAGTAATAGTCTCGAACTGTACTATAGACCCGGCAGAAAGTCCGTGATTTGGGAGAGTGACCTCTATCGTATTTCCTTGCTGACTGTACGTTGCTTCGTTTGCGTTGTATGGTTTATACAAAACGTATGGAAGCTCTTCTGTTTTACTTAAAATAATATAGGAGGTATTATCTGTAAAACTAGACAATGAATTAAAAATATTAGAAGGAGAATATGAGAGGTAACCGGTACCATTGGCATTTGTTGTATATGCTGTTATTAGCTTATCTTTAAATGGAGACTGAGATAGATTTACTGAATCTCCAAAATATTTTACGGTCCTTAGTGGCTCTCTGACTATATAAAAAATAGGAGCATTATAGTCTGGGGGGGTAGACGGTATATTCAGACTATATGGAAGTTGGTTTGAATTACTTTCTATGAGATAAACACGATCTCTACTAAGAAAAGAGAGAGAATTGAAGTTACTGCTAGAAGAATAGGATACGTAGCCAGACCCCACACTATTAGTGGAATAGATATTCTTGATTCCTTGGCCTTGTAGATCGAAGATATTTGTTTGATCTCTTAACCACTGTAGAAATATAAGGGGTTTATTTACTAACATCATATCCTTGTTTTTTTAGGCATGCTCTATAAGCTTTACTTACACCCCTAACTTGAGTAATGCTCTTTTTTTTACCATTTACCAACTGGGCATTTCTGATCGCCCCAAGCCAGTTTGTTCAGAAACACCTTTTTATTATTTACATTACAGCCACATTGTAAACATTGGCTATTTTTTCTATCAAAAAACTCACACGAAGAACATATTGTAAATCTGCGACCTATTTCGCCTTGAGAGCTTTTTGGCGAGCCAGAGTAGATATGCCAAAATAAAGATTTAAGAAATGTGGCTATTCTGAGAAAGGTCATTTTTAGGAAAATCCTTTAGTGGTAAAATATTCCCATCTATATCTCTATAATATAGATCAAGATACTCCACTATAGTATTCCCATCAAACCACTGCACAAATCCATTAGATATATTAACACACATCTTTTGAACATTCTTATTCTTATGTCTAAAATCTGCACTTAATACAAACTTATTATCATTAAGGGCAAAGATATCCCCGTTATTTAATTCCTCTAAATATTTCATTCTTCATCTGTCTCCCAATCTTCCCACGCTTCGTCTGCTCTTGTATCTTCCATTTTCTTTTTAAGCTGTTTCTTAGATTTGTTGAGAAACCTTTGTTCTTCGGAAACTTCTTGCTTGGAACGAAAATTACTTTGTAGATTTTTTCTACGACTATCTTTTCTGTTTTCTGGATCTTTCATTTTTTTTATAGGTGAGAGTACGAAGCTATTGTGTATCTTATACTATGGCCAGTTTTGTATTTGTCAAGGATCGAAATAAAAATTTGTTCGCTTGACTAATTGAATACTGGGGATAATATTGTGCAGGTCCGGGGGTATAATACTCTCTTATATCCCCTCAAGGTAATATTATGATATCTGTACTGACTTTAACCTACCACAGAAAATCTTTGCTCGAAGAGGCAATACAGTCTTTTCTTTCTCAGTCCTATAAAGGCTGTGATTATGAGATGGTAATAATCAACGACTCTAATCTTGTTGAGTATGTTTATACTAACCCAATGATTAAAATTGTAAACCATGAAGATCGATTTCCTTCCATTGCTGCTAAAATAGAGTTTGGATACAAGCAGTGTAAATATGACTATATTTATAGATTAGATGACGACGATCTTTTATCTCCTAATGCTATAAAAATTATACATGAGGATGTTATTAAGAATCCCGGCTATGATATTTACAGAAGTAAGCACCATTATTTTTTTTCTCAAAATAAATTTATAAAACTTTCTGATAATATCAATAATGGAAACATGTATTGTAAAAAATATTTAGATAGAATAATTTTTCCAGATAAGACATCTGACGAAGATGCTGAACTTACATTCGGTCATTCTGGGAAAATATTCCATCATAGTCCAGAAAACGTTACAATGATATACAGGTGGGGTACTGGCGACTATCATATCTCTGGTATCGGCACAGGGCATGAGGTTTTAGAAAAAGTGGATAAAATAGCAAAAATCGATACAGGGGTAGTTCATCTTAATCCTAATTTTAAACAAGACTACTATAGTCAAATATTACAATAAGTTTCAAATATGTTAAAAAATAAAATTAAATCCTTAATAAGTCTTGGTTTAAATATAAATGTTGTCTATGATATCGGCGCGTGGAAGGGGTACTGGTCGCTGGATATGAGAGATCTTCTCAACTCTAGTCAATTTTATTTATTTGAAGGCAATGAAACATACAAAGATGATTTAGATAAAACACATATGCCATATTTTATAGAAATATTAAGTAATAAGGTTCAAGATGTACAATACTATAGAGGAGCACAATCTGGTGAATCTTACTATAAAGAAAACACAAATTATTATAAAAATGTTCTTCCAGAAGGCAAAATATCTAATACATTAGATAATATCATAACAACAAATAATCTCCCTTTACCGGATTTTATAAAAATAGACACACAAGGGTCAGAGCTAGATATACTATCTGGAGGTTTTTCTTCATTAAATAATGCTAGCTTAGTTTACTCTGAATCCCCCGTCTTGCAATATAACAACGGAGCACCGTCGTTCGATGAATATATACAATTTTTCCTTAATAAAGGATTTTATCCTTTAGATATCTGCGAGCAGCATTACATGGATAGCGTATTAGTGCAAATGGATATATTATTCATTAAAAAAGAAATTAAAAATAAAATTTTAGGAACCAATAACATATTACTTGTATAAAATGATTAAACCTAGCATTAATAACATTATTTTTTTTTGGGAAGGACCTATTTCAAATAGCAGACAAAAAATCTTGCTCGACTGTATCTATTCTACCAGAATATTTAATGAAAAAAGACCTATATATTTTATTTCCAATAATAGAGAGATTGTGTTTGATAAAAAATTCGACATAGAACACATACCATGGAACATAGATATTATAGGTAAATTTTTTAATCAATCGATGATATCATTATATTCTATAAGCCATCCAAGAGATTTGTCAGATTTATTAAGACTTATTTTTCTTTATGAATACGGCGGCTCATATATCGACACAGACGACCTTTGCATAAATCCTATATCTAATACAAAAAATATTATTTGCAGATCATACGACCCACATACCTGCCACTATAATAATATTGAGCCTAAAAATTGCATAAATGGAATATACAGAGAAATCAAAGGTTATGAACATATTCCTATATTTCCAAGAAATGATTGTTGGCATAATTTTGAACCAGAACATTTTATTGTCCGTGAAATCTTATCAGACAGCCGCGTACTTAAAACAGACAAACCTATTTATATAGGAGATAATTTTTCTTGGCAATCATTGACTATGGAATATGTTATCAAATACCTTTCTCAAATACCAGATAAAATCAACTTAGGTCTTACTCTTCTTTATCTTTATGAAGATTTTGTGGCAGTCTCTTCTTACTGGGATAGATGCACAGAAGGTGGAGAAATGTGCGACATGTATAAAAAACAATTTTTAGATTTAAAAGAATATGGTTGGGGTTTTTATAAAACTACAAAAGAATTAGCGATGATATATTTGGATACTGTTATTCGCACATATCCGTATGTGAGCCATTTGTGGCTACACTCAAAAGATATGAAACAAGATTGGATGAAGAACGAATTATCAGAAAAAGAAAATATTTCTACCTGGATCTACAACGACATAAAAGAAAAAATATTAAACTATAAAACTGGATAAAGAATTCCATACCCTTCATATTCTTTTTTTCCAGTATACTTTGGATTAGATAGAGACTTAGACTTTTTCTTAAATACATTAATATAGTCATCTGCTGTTTTTAGCATCCCGTCCATAGCAGAGTACTTTATTTTGCGACTATACGAAAGAAGTAAACTAGCACAGCCCACTGCGAATGGATTACTCATGCTTGTGCCACTCATCATAGCATATTTATTACCCGGAACAGCACTGACTATCTCATGTCCAGGAGCTAAAAAATCTAGCTCTTCTCCGCTACATGTAAAGCTGGTTCTTTCCAGATTCTTGTCTATCGCACCAATACTAACAACATTAGAGTATTTAGCAGGATACATAATCGATGATTTTTCGCCAGCATTTCCAGCGGCACAAAAAACCACAACATTTTTAGAACACGCATAATCTATTGCTTGTTTAATAGCGGGATGCGAAGAAGGAGACCCAAGAGACATCGTGATCAGATCAGCACCACTATCCGCTGCCCAAGATACCGCCTCGGCTATGGCTCTGGTATCACCCATACCATCATCATTCAACGCCTTGAGAGGCATTATTTTAGTTTTAGGGGCAACACCCACCATACCTAAACCATTGTCTATGGCGGCGATTGTACCGCTAACGTGAGAGCCGTGACCATTACCATCAATGGGATCTTTATCTTCTAAAAAATTTTTACCTTGAACTAGATTGTCTTTAAGATCATCGTGATATAAATCGCAACCAGTGTCTATTACTGCAACAACAACACCTTCACCTTTAGAATATTGCCATTGATCTTTTATATTAAACTTGGTAATTTCCCAACCACAATACTGACCGCTAGAGGTTGATAAACCATAAACGTCCTCTCTATCATATGGAAGAAGACCACAATCTTTTTTATTACGTCTATTTTTCATCATTTTCTCCGTTTATTGTTTTGTTTATCCAATCAATATACAAACTAACTCTAGTATGTCCACTCTCATCTCCATACGTTGAGTCTGGCTTTCCATCCATAGCCATAACACAAGAATTAATACCAGCTAATTTATCTCCAATAAACAATCCACCCCCACTATCCCCACTACCTATAATAAACTCCAGTTCTGTTCTATTATGACGAGAAGGAGTGCAGACTAATAGTTTTCTATCTATAGATTCTATTATGTTAGAACCAGCCCGTCTTTTATCGTCACTATATTTTACACCTGTATTAAAAGTTCCATGTAAACCAAATCCTGATATTGAACACACCTTTCCTACCTCATCATCATCACTATAAAATTCTGGATAAAAATCCAATCCAAGATCTTCTTCTGTATTCCCTAAAGCAATATCATATTCACCAAAATTTTTTTCGTGATAGTTTTCATGATATGTTACTGTCTCGACACATATTTTTTTCTCTCCAGAGGTAACATAACAGGTATCACAGTTCTGTACAACATGAGCTGCTGTCATTATCCATCTTGGTTTTATTGCCACAGCAGAGGCACAAAACGGCTTTCCATCCTTATATTTTCCGCAAACCTTTAAAACAAACTTGAATTTTGACCCATATTCCACATATTTTTCATCTGGGGTATTTGGATCTATTGTGCCACCAAATGAGATAGAAGCTACCATAAATATGGCTAAAACTAAAAGGAGTTTCATATACCACCCCCGTGATCATGGCTTATTTTTCACCTTACTATAGTACACCGCACAGTCATGTTCCACATCTTTATTCCAACTCTTATAATCCATAAAATGCCCAAATGTTAAATGACACTGATTATCGCATAATGTTATTAAATTTAATGGATCTAATTCAAGTTCAGGGTATTTATGGACTGGTTTTATATGATGAACCTCTAGTCCTTTTGTTTTTCCACAAGCACTACATTTAGGATATTTTGCTAGATGTTCTTTTCTTATATTTTTCCATCTAGGAGATCTGCTTGCATATCTGATTTCTTTTGATTTAAAAAAAATAAATGTCATATCATTTCACAATGGCCTTCAATAAGTTCTTGTTTTAAAAAATTCTTTTCTGATATAGGATCATGAAATTTTGAGGCAATACTAGAGGTGAAACCTACAAGAACAATGCTGTCTTTTGGTGATTTGTATTTTTTTAAGTAGAGATACATAATTAGACCACTGCTAAGCCCTTTTTGTATATGGTTTAATTTATATTGATTTTTTAATTCTTTAACATTTATTTTCCATAATTTTTTTGATTCTTCTAAACCATAATACTTTAAACTATTTTCACAAAAAACTTTCCAAGTATAAGAATCACACATATCTGGTGTATTATGTATAAATATTCTTTCAAAATTATTAGATATTTTAGAAACTACATCTATTCCAGCATAAGCATGAGAAAAATCATTCGTAATTTTACTTCTTTGTCTAAGCATAACAAATTTTCTTTTAACCTTTTGTAATTTTTCAAACTTAAAATATAATTTTATATAATTAAATAAAATAATTACATCATCATCATTAATGACTAGTCCGTTGATTGTGTCTATAGATAATAAATTATTGCTTGCTATTAAAATATATCTCATTGACAAATCCTAAAAATTAACTATTAAAATAATAAATACACCCAAAATTAGATAATTATATGAAATACGGTAAAGTTTGGGGAGAAACACAACCCATTTTTAATAAAAATAATGTAGCCATACATAGAATTTCGGTCAATAAAGGAGCGATGTGTTCTAAACACTACCATGAACATAAATATAATATGTTCTTTATTGAGAGCGGACAAATAAAAGTAGAGGTTTGGCAGAAAGACTATGAACTAGTGGATCAAACAATATTATCTAGTGGTGAGTCAATTGAAATTAAATATGGTTTATATCATAGATTTATAGCTTTAGAAGATACAATAGCCTATGAAATATATTATGTTAATTTACAAGACGATGATATCTATCGTATAGGTTGTGGGAGTAAAAACGATAAATGAAAACAATTTTAATATGTGGCAATGGTTTGTCTTTGCATAAAACTTTAAAAGATAAAAATCTAGATAGTTTTGACTATGTGCTGCGTATGAATAATTGGAAATCCATAGATAATGCAGACAATAGATGTGATATCTGGTGTACAACATTCTGGTATGATATATCAGATCAGACTATTATTTCAAATAAAAACAAAATAGTTTGGGATATTTTTTTAAATGGGGGTTGTTTCCCTTTTACCACAGAGAGAATAAATAAAGTAAAACAATTACTAAATAAATATCCAGAGTTTGTTTTACTAAAAAAAGAATTAAATTATTTTAAAAAAAATATTATTCAAATAAATTCACCTTCTTGTGGAATGTATGCGATCTATGCAGCTAAACTACACAATTTTAACATTAGTATATGTGGATTCGATCATACTGTTAAGCGTCCACATAAACCTAAATTAGAATTATTGTTTGTGCAAAAACTATTAATGAATAAAGAAATACAATTATTTACTTAGATTTAATCCACCAATGATCTATAAATTTTTCCGACCATCCAATATGATGTGGTCTAGGATTGCCATGGTAACACACTATCGCTGATTCGCCTGGTGTTTCTTTTTTACAGTGAACCTTTAAAGAAACTATACTATTTTTGGGTAGCAGAGATTGCCATTTTAGACAATTATTACCTATTATAGACGATATAAATGCTTGATCTCCCCCCTTTTTATAATTTTTAATATGAGTATTAGGATCTGTAATCCATTTCTCCCATATTTTTTCTCTGTATATTTTGGGTAGCCACATAACCCCCGAAGCCAGTCTATTTTTTTTCATAAAATCTTGTAGCATAATAGGATGGTCTGTTTTTCTGCATAATTCTAGTATAAAATCTATATTTTTTCTAAAGATAGTGTCTAGGTCACAATAAAAAATGTCTCCTGTAATATCTGGTCTACAAAGTTCAATTTTTGACCACCACCCAGGCCAATTGAAATTTAAATCTATAGTGGATGCTGATTCTACTTGACTTACATTTGTTATACAGTATCTAGGGACATCTACGGTTGTGTGTTTACTAAAACCATCCATTAATCTATTAATATATTCTATATTATATGTATGATTTTGCCTACATACACAAATAAATTTTATTTCATTACTCATACTAAAAATCTTTCCAATAATTATCTGTTATAGATTTGCCATTAACATTTGTTCCAGTACGCTGTACTATAAACTTTGGATATATACTATAGCAATTATGACTATGACAGAATCCAGTATTCTGATTGTTATTCGGTGGTCCAGCATAATAATAATCAATAGGTATCAGACTATCATTGTTCAAACATTCAATTATATCATCATAGAACTCTTGATTATAAGCTATAGCATGTGTACCTATCATAGATTTTATTGGTTTTATATGATTTGTTATATTGTTAGAAAACCTCAGATTATTTCTTGCTTTACCCCCCAAATAAAAACAAGCCCACTTATCATTAGTTAGAAAATCTTTTGATTCTCTCATTATATAATCATAATTAATTCTATTATCAAAAATAATATCATCTTCTAATACTAAAACATTTTTATAGTTTAAATATTTAGCTTTTTTTATTGCAGATAAATGGGAGAGCCTGTTGCCGCAAATTTGTTGAGTTTTCTTATCCTTAATATGTTCAGGAACTATTGCTTCTAAAAATTCAAAATCTATTCCGTCTAGTTCTTTTTTTACAGAATTTTTCCTTAGACTATTAGTACTTATATTAATAACATATATTTTTTCAAAACAAAAATTTAAAATATTCATTTGAATACAAAAAATAGAAGACAATTTTATAGGTGATTACATTACACCACACTAGTGTTGCTTATCACTCGACCCTTTTGAGTTCTGATCACAAATCCCATTCTAACTAGAAATGGCTCTATGCTATTTTCTATAGTCTCTATTGCAATACCGGTCAAAGAAGAAATACTCTTAAGCCCAAGGGGATTGCCTCTATGCTTGACTAGTGTATCTAAATACATTCTATCATAAAGATCTAGCCCGTTCCCATCTATGCCCTGACTATTGAATATGTCATCTACTCCCATATTCTTATCTTTATAGTATGCGACACAATTTTTGTACCATTGAAGTCTACCATTAAGGATTCTAGGAGTTCCCTTGCTTCTTTTCGCTATTTCTAGTGCGGTATCCTGGTCTAAATCTATTCCTAGTTTTTTAGCGTTCAATTCGGCTAGTTTAGCAAGATCATCGTGGCTATAAAAAGAAAGATGTTCCTTAATCTGAAAACGATCATAAAAGGGCTGACTAAGACTACCACCACTTGTTGTGGCTCCAACCAAAGTAAATGCCGGAATATCTATTTGTTCTGGTTTATCTTCTACCATTATACTAAGAACAAAGTCTTCCATTACTGGATATAGAAATTCTTCTACTAGTTTTGGTAATCTATGAATCTCGTCTATAAAAAGAACAGATCTTGGTGCTATACCCATTAAGTACGGAAGTATATTCTTTACGCTTCTTACGTTTGCCGCGTTGAGAGTATATAGGTTGACTTCCATCTCGTTTGCTATGGCACTCGCTATAGTGGTCTTGCCTAGCCCCGGAGGGCCGTCTATTAAAACATGAGGCATCACACCACCAGAGTTTTTACAACCCACCACAGAGACTCTGAGCCGCTCCACAACATCTTGCTGACCAACAACATCATCAAATCTCGTTGGTCTAATAATACTAGCCATGCTTTCCTCCAAATGTTTCCAATGTATATTTAACTAAGTTGCCAATATCTTCGGTCTTTATTTTGTCATATGCGTCTACCAGCAGTTCTCTAGCCTCTTTATCGGTAAAACCATACGTACTTAATATTTTAGCAGACCTGTCTAGTAGGTCAATCGGAATTTTAACAACTTCTCTATCCTCTGACTCTGGCTTTTTGTTAAGGATCTCCGTATCGACAGGGATTTCTTTTTTGGTTTTAGGTTTACTATAAAGGATCTTTATCTTAGATATTCTTTTTGGTTGAAAAATAGTTCCGCAATCACAAACAACTTTGAAGTTTTTTGTTTGAGTCTCTTTAAGAGATAGCCAGTGCTGTATGGTACATTCTGTGTTTGGACACTCATATTTAAAATGAGCGTCTAGACTAATCGGTTTCAGGCTTTTCTTTGTTGTTTTCATAAAATTAGAATATAAAGTCGTTTTGGTGTAATATAAAGTCATCAAGGAGTTTATTATGATAAAAAGCAATAAAATGCAAAAATGGTGTCCAAGATGCCAGACTATGAAAAATAAAACAGAATTTAATAAGCATCAAAAACGACATGATGGATTGCAAAGTCATTGTAGAGAATGTTTAAAAGAACAACAAAAACTCTGGGCGAAAACTGATGCCGGTAAAAATAAAATTCAAAAATATCGTAAAAAGCATAAAAATAAACTTTTGTCTTACGGAAAAGAGTATAGAAAAAAGAATCGTAAAAAAATAACAGAGTATGAAAAGAATAGAATACTGACAGATGAAAATTTTAAAATTAGGAAATTAATGAGAAGCATAGTTATAAGAGCAATAAAAAGAGTTTCTAACAATAATACCAAATATTCTTCTACCATTACTCAAATAGGATGTGATGATCAATTTTTCAAACAACATATTGAAAACCAATTTAAACGCGGAATGTCTTGGACTAATCATGGAAAGTGGCATATTGATCATATTAAACCATGTGCTAGTTTTGACTTAACCGACCCCGAGCAACAAAAACTATGTAATCATTATTCAAATTTACAGCCCTTGTGGAAAAAGGATAATCTTAAAAAGAGAGATAAAGTTAATTAGAAGAATCCTCCGATGATTTAGGGTCAACAGGCCAAAACACGAAGTCATTAATTTTGTCGTCGTATGCCGACTCTATCAACCCCTGCCTGCTTAAATTCGCAAGCAAATTACTGACCATCCTAGAATTAAGTGCTTCAAGAATATCAGCAAATATTTTTTCGTCTATCAGATACCTGACTTCTTTTGTATTCTTATTGACCTGTTTCCTAGCATTTTGCTCCACTATTAAGAGCGATTCCTTATGAGTTAATACAGAGTCTAGTTCTTTCCTTTCTTCTTGCGAGGACATAGACAACAGTTCCATAAAACCGTCTGGATCTTCAGCCATCTCTTCTTTACCAAAACTATTAAAGACCACCATTCTAGCACTATCTGTAAACTTTTCTATATTATCAATTATAAATTTTTGACTCATAATGAGTAAGTTTTCCCTTCTTCCGTGTATTCAGTCCACCTTAATTCCGCAGAATACAGTGGCTTGTATGTTATTGTTTCCTGTCCTATATATTCAATAATCTGAGTTGCGAAATCTTGTAAACTATTCGCTCTAATATTTACTTCTTTAAGTGCTTCTTCTCTTGAGAAAACCGTAATCATGTCTCCAGAAGCAAAAAATAGCTTAAACTTGATATTAGTTGAGTATGTCATATAGTCCTTTATAGTATGTGGGTTGCTTTATAAAGTGCGAAGCGTATTGCTGAAGATGGTTGGTGTATTCGTTTTGTAGTTTATTTTCTATAAAGTGTTTAGCCTTATATATCGGCTCATTATAATGATTGTTCCCCAAATACAGGAGAGAGTTTCCTTCACTCGCTGTATTGGAGAGCCAATCATTCACAGGAAACGAAACAAACGGAACTTTTGGTAGATTAAACTTGTCACCAAATAAAGTGTCTATAGTCTTCTTTACCCAATCCGACAACGGACTATTCGTAACATCAAACTTGAAATAAAACTTATTCCAATCTGACTGATTCTGGTCATAATCTTGACCATCATCATAGTTGTCTTCGTAGTAGTCATCATTATCGTCATAGGATTCGTGCATTTGATATTGTCCTTATAAAAGATGGTAGAGGAATCGAACCTCTATTGTAGGATAGTAGAAACTATATAGGTACTATCTTACAAGTTCCAAACACCATCTTGACTATTTAGTTATATGAGCCGTAGCCATACGAATCTGATTCATTGTCATCATCATAATCTTCGTCATCTTCTTCCGACTCGTTCCACGCCCAATCATAATCATTATCATAATCTTCCTCATCGTCATCATAATCCTCTTGAGCAAAGTCGGCTGAATACAGAGGCTTTAGAAGTTCTCCCTCATATTCGCCCACAACCTCATAACGACAGGTGCGAAGTTTCTCACAGTTGCAATCGCTTGGAACACTAACAACGTCCTTGGGATTAATCTTAACGATCACGATTCTATCGCCTGCGTCCACGCTACCATAACTAGCCACATAATTCAATGCACCAGCATGAAGCCCATCCGAACAACCCCTAGCACGATTATCGTCTACCTTTGCTCTCTGCATTTGGCAGACTTGGCCTACATGATTATCAAAAAGCCCGCGATACTTATCCATATAGTCTGAGCGAACAGCCTTATAGGCAAGGAAATGACCGTCCTCAGTAATCGGCAGATGCTCATGCTCAAGGAAATCGTATAGTTCCTTTTGACTTTGCATACTTGGGTTTTCCATAAGGTTATTCAGAAAGTTAATGAGAGGCTGAAAGGGCAGACCCTTGCTCATAAACTCTAGAATACGCTTACTAACACTACCATGAACAACCTCTCCCTCGTAAGTAACCTGACCATTCTTGATCTCTACTAGACCATCGCTAAAGGTAGCAAGAGCCTTTTCTACATCAACAATCTCAAGAAGTTCTTCCTCTGTTGCTGTTGGCAGAGACTCAAGAATCATCTTGTAATTAATATGGTCAGGAAGAACCTGATAACTCTTGTTGTTAAGAACAAGGGTCAAATTACCGTCAACAAACATAAATGGAACGCTCATTTTATTCTCCTAAAGTTTCTTTTGTTACCTGTGAAATTACTTAATCAAACTACTCAACTGAACCTTTAACAAATCCACACAATCTTGGCTCATCTGCATAATCCAGTCTTTGCCATTATTGTTATAATAACTATTACGATCATCAAGTTGATTTATAGGATTCTTACCGCTCCCCAAGTCCGTTAGCATCCCGCGTACTTGGTGACTACCAAGAATATACTTTAGCATCGGGTTCTTGTCAACCTCCGCTTTAATATTTTCTCTGATAGTGGATATTTTCGGAAGCGAAATCTTATCTACCTCATTACTTTTGATAATATTGAGATACGCAGATGCAACCTTATTATTACCCTTATACAAACGATTCGTAATCAAGTCCGATAGACGATTATACGCTACCTGACTATTACGCACAGCCTGACTATCGACATTCTTAATACCAGCAGCATCCAATATTTTAGTCATATGATCAAAATAGTTGGTTTGATTAAATCGGCCGATATCAAAATTATCCTTATGAACAGTATGGGTAAAAAATTCCATAATCATTGTATGGTCGATAGCATCAACAAGTTTTTTGTTACCAATAAACTTAGCATAGTCCAGACCAAAGATATTCAGCATATGAAACATAAACTGCTTATCTGTTGTACCATGATTGTAGTAGTTATAACCATTAGATGATGTCTTCTCAACAGTACCATACTCGTTCCTACAAAAGTCTACAACAGCATTATAAGAGGATACGCTCTTAAAATGTTTATTTGCTACCGCTTTCAGTTGACGCTTCAAAAAGTCATTAAAAGATATCAGACTATGACCGTCGTTCTCAAGTTTCTTAACAAAAGCACTCTTGATAGCATAGATTTTATTT